TGGATGGGAACCACAGATAGACTTTAAAGAACTTGTTAAAATAATGGTTGAAGGTGACATTAAAACAAACGGAGACCGATAGGTGGCAAAACGACGTAAGAAATTCTTTCAGCGTATCAACAAACGTGCTGATGACCTAGGTTATCGTAATTGGCGTAAACAAGTTTTTGCAAGAGACAAGTACAAATGTCAAATGCCAAGCTGTGAAGGCAGTTGTGGTGTTTTGCATGTACATCATATCAAAACTTATTCTACTAATGTGTCGGGACGTTTTTTAGTAAGTAACGGAATTACGTTAGGTAAGAAATGTCATGAAAAAATTAAAAACAGAGAAAAGCATTATGCTACAATGTTTATGCGTATAGTAAATGATAAAAAATGAAAATAATACGAGATACTAAAGAACAGACGGGATGGAATTTTTCTTTCCATGACGAGTGTGAACATTTGGTTGTTCAAGGCTTGAGGACCGGCGACTACACTGTTGTTGGTTACGAAAAAGATATATGTATTGAGAGAAAAAAGAGTCTTGGTGAAGTTGCTGCTAATCTTGGCAAACTGAAATACAGATTTGAAAGAGAATTTGAAAGAATGACATCTTTTCGTTTTAGGTATCTTATTTGTGAGTTTCCTGTGGTTTGTTTTGATACCTTTCCAGAGGGGTCTGAAATACCTAGAAATAGGTGGGACAAATTACGAGTTAACGGTAAGTTCTTATATAAAAGTATTAATACTTTATGTATGAAATATGACGTAATACCATACTATTGTATGAACAGAGACGAAGCGGAAAGTAAAGCTATAGAACTAATGACAGACGCTGTGAGGGAGTTAGATGGCAAACAATCGTTTTAATATTAAAGACAAAGAAGATATACACAGAGTACTTGGTGACGCTTGGTTAAACATAACTGTAGATGAAAGTAAGTTATATAATCCTCTATTGGACATACCTTCTGAGCTTAGTGAAAATCCACATTTATATGTTACATGGTTAATGCAACAACCAGAATATTTTTCTTTTGTTTGTTCAGAAATATTTAACGTAGAACTTTTACCTATGCAGTCATTAATACTTAGAGAGTTGTGGAATCGAAAATTTCCGATGTTAATTGGAAGTCGTGGTCTTGGAAAGTCGTGGATATTAGGTATATATGGGCTGTTGCGTATCTTATTAATGCCTGCTCCTCGTAAGGTCGTTATTTGTGGTGCTGCTTTCCGTCAGTCTAAGGTCATCTTTGAGTACATGCAGAGCACAATTAATAATGCTCCTATATTAAAAGACTTAGGAGCATATGACCGCACTAGTCCTGACATGTGTCGTGTTTTTATAGGTGAGAACGTAGCTACGGCGTTGCCGATTGGTGACGGCCAAAAGATTCGTGGTCAACGTGCTAATGATATTCTTGCTGATGAATTTGCGTCTATTAGTCGTGATATTTTTGAAAGAGTTATTGCTGGTTTTGCTATTGTTAGTTCTAGCCCTAAAACAAACGTTCAAAAACGTGCTGCTCAAGAGTTAGCTAAAAAACTAGAAAAAAAGCACGACATTAAGATTGAACTACCAGTAGAGTATGACGATAGTTTAGATAGTGTTATGGGTAACCAAATTGTTATTTCTGGTACTGCATATTATAGTTTTAATCATTTTTGTGAGTATTGGAAAAAATGGAAAGACATTATTAGCAGTGGTGGTGATATGAGAAGAATTGCTGGGCATCTTAGCGAAGAAGAACAGGTAATTGGTGTTAATCATCATGACTATTCTGTTATACGCATACCTTATGAAAAGGTTCCTAAAGGCTTTATGGATGACGCTCAGATTGCTCGTGCTAGAGCTACTAACCACTCTGCTATCTACAACATGGAATATGGAGCATGTCAAACTTCTGATACCCTAATAACTACATCTAAAGGTATTAAGAAGATAGTAGATGTTGAAGTTGGAGACTTAGTTTTGACACATAAAGGTAGATTTATGCCGGTATCCAAAAAGATGTTTAGACAGTATAATGATAACATCATAAAATATAAAACACTAGGATATAATAAAGAAGTAATGACTTCGCCAAACCATCCTTACTGGATTAAAAACGACAAGTTTATAGAGATGTCTCATATGTGTGATAACACTAATCTTGTTAATCTTAATGAATTAAATGGAGATAAATACTTTATACCAGGAAAAATATTAACTGATATTTTAGAGACATATAACGGACAGAGGTTGTATCCTAGAGGCAGTAAGAGTACGTTTAATATAACAACTCAAAGAGCAGTTAGAAACAATATAGAAAAATTAACACAGGTCAAATTAGGAGAAAAGTTTGGATTATCACAAGCTGTAGTTTCTTATGTGCAAAAAAATAGAAATATTCCTAAAAATAGTATACCTAATATTGTTCCTCTTGATTATGATTTTGGTCTTATTATTGGATATTATGCAGCAGAAGGCAGTATTGGTAGTAATGGAAAACAAGCAGAATTTGCTTTAGATGAACATAAAGATACTCAATATCAGAAGCAACTTTTAGACTCTATATTTAAAGTATTTGGTTTTCACGGTAAATCATATATTAAGCAAAAAAATACAATATCTATTAATATTAATAGTAGATTAGTTGCTGATATTATGAAATACATATGTCCTGGTAATTCATTTACTAAATTAGTAAAACACAACATTTTATTTTCTAATGAAGATTTTATGAGGGGTTTTGTAGAAGGATACTGGAACGGTGATGGACATATACGGAGTATCAAAAATTCTGAATGGGTATCTGCTAGTTCTGTGAGTCAATCTTTATTAAATCAGGTACGATTAGTATTGTCATATTTTAATATTTCATCGTCTCTTATGAAGAGCACACAAGAAAATGCATATTATTTGAAACTTAGTGGTAAAAATTTCAGAGATTTTATGTTTGAATTTTATGGTGTTCTATCTAGAGAACCAGAAAAAAAACAACCACAAAAGATTTTTAATGATGGAGAAAAAACATTATTACCAATAACAGAAAAAGAATTAATTAAATATGATGGATTACTATATAATTTAGAAGTAGATGTAGATAATTCATATTCTTTATTGAATGCTACTGTTCATAATTCGTTCTCAAATGATAGCGATGGATTCTTTAAACGTTCTCTTGTTGAGTCTTGTGTAGTAAGTCCTGACAATCGTATATCTTTTCATAGCGAAAATGATATTATGTTCAATGCTACATTACATGGTAATCATAATATGAGATATGTATACGGAATTGACCCAGCTTCACAGGTTGACAATTTTTCTATTATTATTATGGAAATGAGACCAGAACATAGAAGACTTATTTATGTATGGACAACTAATAAGAAAGACCATACAGAAAAGATGAAATTAGGTTTAACTCAAGAGGCAGATTTTTATTCGTACTGTTGTCGTAAAATCCGCACCCTTATGAAAAGATTTCCTACTGACCATATTGGAATCGATGCTCAAGGTGGTGGACGTGCTGTAATTGAAGGTTTAAGTGATAAGGATAAGATACAAGAAGGAGAGACACAACTTTGGCCTTGGATTAATCCAGAAAAAGAAGAACCTACCGATGGATATTCTGGTAACCATTGTGTTTATCCCGTAGAGTTTGCAAACGCCAACTGGACATCAGACGCTAATCATGGTCTTCGTAAAGACTTTGAAGATAGGGCGATATTGTTTCCTTTCTTTGACCCTGTTAGTATAGAACTATCAGCAGCACAAGATAAGCAACATAATCGTACATTTGATACTTTAGAAGATTGTATGATGGAAATAGAAGAACTTAAAAATGAGTTATCTATTATTACAATGACAGAAACGCCAAGTGGGCGAGATAAGTGGGATACTCCAGAAATTAAGCTTCCAGGCAATAAAAAAGGCAGAATGAGAAAAGACCGCTATTCTGCACTGGTTGTAGCTAATTCTATAGCCAGAGGTATTCAGCGTGCTCCAGAGGCTAGAAGATATGATATGGGTGGAGGTTGGGCTGACGATGGTAATTTGAAAATAGACAAAAACGACGCTGGATACATTGGACCCGCGTGGTTTACCGAAAAGATGAAAGATGTATACTAGGACGATAAATCGTCCTAGATTATTTTGTTCTTGTTAATAATAAAACCTTTCTTAACCCCATAAATAGTGCGTGTTAAGCAAAAAATCTACTTCAAGAGAACAAATTATAGAAATCGGATTTTTATCAACAAAACACTCCCAAGTATTCAGAAGAAGTTCTTTTCTTATAGTAAGAATAATGAGGAAAAGACAAATGTTTATGAGACAGATACTGTTCTGGTAAATTCCGACACTAATATTTTTCCTTTAAGTACTTTTAGCAGTCTGCGGCACGCAGTGGAGTATAATACTATTGATGAGGCAAACAATCAGATTACAATCGGATTACATATTATACGGAGTAAATCGTGGCAAGAAACAAAAAACAAGATGAAATGTATGTCTTCGCAGACCCTGACTCACACATGGCACAAGCTTTTGCTAATAACAACGATTATGTAGAAGACAACCACGCTGTTGGTCACACACAAGAAGGTCGTACTTTTGTTGGTGTAGATACCAATATTTCGGTCAGAAGTGACTACAATCGCGGAGATTACGAATACTATCGTCCAAGCGGTAGAATTCCAACAGAACATAGAGAAATCATACAAACCTGCATGGCATCATATGACCGTGTGGGTATTATTCGCAATGTTATTGACCTTATGGCAGACTTTGCGTGTCAGGGAATCCGTCTGGAACACCCTAATAAGTCAGTTGAGAATTTTTATAACCGATGGTTTGAAAAAGTCAAAGGAAAGGAACGTTCTGAACGCTTTCTAAATATGCTATATCGTGCGGGAAATGTAGTCGTTAAACGCAGAGAAGGACATATTACTAAAAATCAAGCCAGTCGTATGAAAAGAGCTAGAGCGGCTGATGATATCAAATTTGAAGAAGTATCTGTAAGGAAAAATTACATTCCTTTAAAGTACTCTTTTATTAGTCCGACTACAATTGAGATTATTGGTGGTGAACTTGCTATGTTTGCAGGGAAACCACAGTATGCATTACTTATTAGCAATGCTCTAAAAATGGCTTTCAATAATGTTAACAGGTTAGGCAATAAAGGTTTTGGTACTAAAGAGCTATTAAAAAGCCTACCGAAAGACATCAGAGAAGCACTCTCAAAAGGCAAGCGTATGATTCCGCTTGATAATGACCAAATCTCTGTTTATCACTACAAAAAAGACGACTGGCAGTCTTGGGCTCATCCAATGACCTATTCTATTTTGTCTGACCTAATCATGCTGGATAAAATGAAATTGGCCGACTTATCCGCATTGGACGGTGCTATATCTCAGGTTCGCCTGTGGAGTTTGGGTCATCTTGACGGTGTTAACAGTATTCTACCTACTAAGGCTAATATCAACAAATTGCGTAATATCCTAGCGAATAGTGCTGGTGGTGGACCTATTGACTTAGTTTGGGGACCGGAACTTAAGTTTACGGAATCTAGTAGTGAAGTACACAAATTCCTAGGTAAACAAAAGTACGAACCTACTTTAGATGCTGTCTATGATGGACTGGGTATTTCGCCTGCTTTACGTTCTGGTTCAAATGCGAGTGTTAATACTAATAACTTCATTTCCTTGAAGACCCTTATCGAGAGATTGGAATATGGTCGTATTATTCTCAACGAATTCTGGCAACAAGAGGTTGTGCGAGTTCAAAAAGCTATGGGCTTTCACCATGCTCCTACTATACGATATGACCGTATTATCTTAGCAGATGAAGCTGCTGAAAAGGCTTTACTTATACAGCTATTAGGTATGGATGTTATATGTGAAGAGTCTGTAGTTGCTAGGTTTAATCTTAATCCAGAGATTGAAAACTTGCGTAAACAAAAAGAAGATACAGAACGTGTTGATGGAACTAGAAGTCTTAAAGCTGGTCCTTATCACAATCCTCAAAATACTGAAGAACTCAAGAAAATCTTACTTAATGGTGGTGGCGTAGCTCCGTCTGAATTGGGTATCCAACTTGAAGAGAAAAAGACTGGTGAACAAACCAGACTAGAACAACAGTTAGATATGCAGATTAAGGTAAACAAGGGCAAACCAGAAACAAAACCAAAGGGAGACCCCAATTCTGGTGGCAGACCTAAAAATAAGACAGAAACCAAAAAACGCAAGCCTAAACCAACAGCTAAACCTAGAACAAAAGCGTTTGTGGACTTGTTTATATGGGGAAATGAGGCACAAAAGGCTGTTTCAGAACTTGTAACTCCCGCTTTATTAAACGCTTATGGCAAAAAGAATGTTAGGAGTTTGACTAAAGCAGAGTTTGCTGAATCTGAAAAGATTAAGTTTGGTATATTGTGCTATCTACAGCCATATCAAGAAGTTTCCGCCGAATTGGTGTATAGCCTTTTGAGCAAAGAATGTCCAGTTGATAACCCCATTATAGCTAGTTTACAAGATGTTTTAATGGGACAATTCATATCAAATCAGGGGCGTAAACCTAGTGTGGACGAATCTAGACAAATTCAAAGTAGTATTTTTGCTCTTATAAACGAAGGCGAAGAAGAGTGTAAATAGGTAGTTTTTTAAGACTTATGAATAGTTTGGCGTATTATCAATATGAGAGAGTTATTGGAGAATTAACGATATGAAGGTTTACCAACCCGAAGTAGACGCTGGCTTGACTGATATTATTAAGTCCAATGCCAGTATAGCATTTACCTCCAAAGCTAATGTTGCTAAAACCAAACCCAACCAAGTTGATATTGACAGGAAATATTGGTTGAGATTCAAAAAGGTATTGGCTAAAGCAAATCCCAATCAAATAGACTTATATTATCTTAATACGGTACTTGTGTCTTTAGGTTGGAATCTTAATGATGACGTTTTTTCTAAAGAATATGCTTTTGCTGCTAGAAACACACCTGTGGATAAGCAGTTTAATTTTATGCATGATGAGTCTGATATTATTGGACATATAACATCAAGTGCGATTTTTGGAAAAGACGGGATTGAAGTTACTGCATCTGAAGTAGATAAAGTTCCTAACGATTTTGATATCATTGTTGGTGCTGTACTTTACACGCACTGGTCAGACAAAGAC